GCATTCGCTGGTTCGAGTCCAGCTAGCCCAGTTCTTGATAATTTTATAAGGGTGTGTAGCTCAGGTGGTAGAGCACTTGACTTTTAATCAAGTTGTCCGGGGTTCGAATCCCCGCACGCTCATTGTTGTAAGAGATATGATTTTAGAGAGATCTAGGATCATGTCTCTTTTTTGATGTATGGAAATATGCTATCATTAAATTAACAAAGCAAAGAAGAAATATTATGTACGCATTCGTACCTATAAGAAAGTTGGATTCAAAAATGTCTATTCAAAATGGCTGAATGTAAAATCGGCAAAAACAAAGTAAGAACCAGTACTAAAAACACAAAAATGGCTGTATCTGCGGGAATTAAGTAGACACAGCTATTTTTGTATAAAAATACTTGACAGGAATACCAATACTTGATATACTATTTAAGCAGTCGACAAGAAAACAAATGCTTGTTGTTTTGCAATATGCGGATGTGGCGGAATTGGCAGACGCGCTAGATTTAGGTTCTAGTGTCTACGACGTGCAGGTTCAACTCCTGTCATCCGCAGTATTTTTTTGTCTAACAAAGAAAAATAAAATAAAATGAAAAAAGTTCTTGACAATCATAACAGAACGTAGTAAAATATATTTTGTTGTGAGCGACAAAAACACATAACACTTACGGGGTGTGGCTCAGCTTGGCTAGAGCGCTTGATTTGGGATCAAGAGGTCGCAGGTTCGAATCCTGTCACCCCGACTATAAGCGGGTGTAGTTCAATGGTAGAACTCCAGCCTTCCAAGCTGATCACGTGGGTTCGATTCCCATCACCCGCTTTTTAATTTTATAGAATCCTATAAAGTTTGAGTCTGTAGCTCAGTTGGATAGAGCAACGGCCTTCTAAGCCGTGGGTCGGGGGTTCGAATCCCTTCAGGCTCGTTTTTCTATGTTTAAACATATTATTATATATAGAAGCAATACATTACGGTGGGTATAGCGCAGCTGGTTAGCGCGCCAGATTGTGGCTCTGGAGGCCGTGGGTTCGAATCCCATTACCCACCCTGTTATTTTGCTTATTTTACAAGATAATCACATAAGGGTGTGTAGCTCAGGTGGTAGAGCACTTGACTTTTAATCAAGTTGTCCGGGGTTCGAATCCCCGCACGCTCACTTTAAAAAGCACGGTTGCCAAATGGCTAAATACCGTGCTTTTCTTGTATTTATGCGGTTTTTAAGGGTATGACCTGTCTAAAAATCATACCCTTAAAAGTAATAGAAAGCATCTAAAGTTTAGGAAAGTATTTGTTCCATGCGTGTTCCATGTTCCACTTTCGTTCCAGAAAATTTATGAAGCAATTTCTTTGCGTTGTTCCATTTTTTGTTCCAAATTTAAAGCATCATTTACAGCGGATATGCTATCTTCCTTTTCTAACATTAAGTGATTGTATACTTCCAGAACGACCTTTTCAGAATCCCCTACAAGCCTTGCAATCATCTTTATGCTAATCTTAGGGAACTGGTAGCATAAGTTTGTACAGTAGTTGTGACGGAAGATGTGGCTTGTTAAATCTTCGATAGGACTTTCACTGACCGCCTGCATTGCTTTTATGATTCTACCCCACATCCTGCGGAAACCAGATTTTGTCATAGGTTTGTAGTCACGATTTATGAATAAGTATTTCCTGCCATTTTTTCTAAGTTGCTTTATGTAACTAGAGATTGCATCGAATACGTTATCTGGTAACGGTAACGTTCTTTCTCCGTTCTGTATGTTTTTTACTGTTTTTTTCTTTGGTATGTTATCTGATATGTCGTGTGATTTGTCGATAGATACTGTATGTGCTTCTAAGTCAAAGTCTGCTTCTGTTAGTGCTAAGGCTTCTCCACACCGCAATCCACAGCCGTAAATGATATAGACATATATTTTATCCATTTCATTAAAAGAAGCCTTAAAAACGGCTTTCTGTTCGTCTGGTGTCAATGGACGTTTTTCTTTCGCTTTGTAACTTATAGATTCAAAGTTGTCAAATATATCTGCAAATGATTGTGCGGAATAAATGCGATCGCAAACAGCAGAGTGCAGGACCTGCTTAAATGTCATAACTATTTGTTGTTGTGTCCGCGGTTTGCCTTTAGCACCGTTCAGAATCAATTGTAAGTGGCTTCGCTGTACATCTTGTAGCTTAATGTATTTAACGCTGTCAAAATGGACGTTAATTACATTGTCGTACATTTTATTTGTATTGTTAGCTCTGTTAGATTCTTTATATAAGACTTTCCATTGTCTGGCATAATCAATAAATAGTATATCAGAGTCAATCATTGCCTGCCGTTGGTCCCTTAGTTGCTCAAACTCCTTTACGATTCTTTCTAAATCTTTTGAGCTTTTCTTGGACCGCAGGTGTTTGTACTTCTTTTTACCATTATCCTTGTATGTACCATCCCACACGTTGGTAGAATAGTAACCGTCTTTACCTTTTTTAAATTTAGCTGTTGCCATTGTATCACTCCTTTTTAATAATTAAAATCACAAAATGGGTACAAAAATAACAGCCATGCAAGAGTGGATTTTTAAAGCGTTGCAAAATAACATAGATATGTTACAATATAAATGAACTTTCTATAATTTAATATTTTATAATCCAACGATGTTATGGAAAAAGGAGTTACCGATTCTTATTAGTCTTCACGGTGGCTCTTTTTTTATACCCTTGCGTGACCGCACTGTTAATGATACAATAATAGTTGGCTAGACTTTATTAAATCAAAAACAGTGTTTTTGGAGACTGTACCACATTCGGGCGTGGTACGGTCTTTTTTTTATTGTTATTTAACTTCCCAAGATTTACCGCAGTCTTGGCAAATTGCCATTTGTTTACTGTTAATATCTGTCTTGGATGATTTCTTTTCTTTGTATTTAGACTTTTTAGGTGTTAATGCCCATAGACCACCAGTAGCAGCAATCATACCTGCACGTCCCAGACTGTTACCTGCACGAGTCACAACACTTTTCTTTCTCACTTCGGCTTTACCTTTAGTTTTAGCGGAATCCTGTACAAACTCATATCCTATATTCAAGCTGTGACACTTAGGACAGTATGGTGCATCCAGATAAAAAATCTTATAAAAATCTTCGGCTTTTTTGCTGTCTACCTTTTTCAAAATCTCATAGTAAGCATCCCTAGACCTGTCTTTATCCGCTTTGATTTTGCTTGCATTAAAACCAAAATTACCGTTAAATTTACGCATTTCATAATCATAAGTTAACTGATTAATAGCATCATTTGTATAATCCAGTTTGACAATAATATCTTCTTTTGGATTCTCTTCTGCCTTATCAAAACGGCATAAATAGAAGCTGTCTTTTGCTACATAAAGTATATGTGTTAATGTAGAAAGAAAACCACTATCTGTATATTTACCTGCTGTGATAATTAAATTACTAGGTTCATTAACAATGCCTTTTTCTATAGCAATCTCAATCGTTTTTTCATCAATTTCATACTGCGGAACTTCATTATCAGCAGTAGAAACAGTAGCTAATTCTTTTAAGATTTCCTCTGTTGGGCATCCACAATTTGGACAAGCAGAAGCTTTTTCAGAGAACTCTTTTCCGCATTCTGTACAAGTTATTAATGCCATGTAACATCCCTCCTTTTATAATGTATAACAAGCAACGTGACAACCACAATCGCAGGCAAATCGCAGGCTAGAACCCACTGTTTTATGCGGTTTGTAGGACTTTTTGCATAGTATCATCACAGGCAAATCGCAGGCAAATGACAGGCAAACATCAATCAACTAAGCATTTCCTTTTTTAAAAGTCCAAGAAACCACGGTTTTATGCGGTTTTCAGCACCATGCAAAAACTTTTTAAAATTTGTGATTGACAAATCAACGTTTTTAGTGTATTTTTATTTTCTTTTATATAAATATATAGTATCTAAAGACTATAGTTATATATAACCTATATAGTATTATAATAATTAATATTTATATTTAATTAAAAAGAAAAAATAAAACAAAAAAGAAAAAATTAAAGTCTTTTGAAGCTGACTAATCTTTCAGCATATCCGGTTAACGATGATAATTGATCGAGCGTATATCCCGGATGTTCGATAATCGTTTCATCTGGTATCAAAAGCTCCGCTGCGAATGTGTGAGCTTCAATTTCAGTTTTGTTTGATTGAAACTGTTTACCATAACTGAAAAAATAATAATCTTCATTGTGCATAATACTATGTGCCAATTCATGAGCGACAACAGTATCTTTTAGCTTATCATCCTCGATTCTATCGTTGATATAAATAAATTTCTTATCCCATATTTTCATGTAGCATCCTTGCAGTTCTCCTAAGTCTCCATACTGGATTGTTACGTCAAGGTAACTAGCAAGTAAATATGGATTTCTCGTACCGTATGTTTCAATCAAATCATTTACTGTATTTTTGATTTGATTTTTTCTCATACATAACCCTCCTGTTTATTTTTTTAGCATTGCAAGTGAAATCTCAATCTGTTTTAGTAATAAATCTATCGTATCGTTATTGACAGGTTTACCATCATAACGAACAGGTTTCATTGAGTCACTTCTTAAAAGTTCTTCAAGCTCCCTGTATTTTTGTTTGAGATCGGTGTTATCTTTCTCTTTTTGTTCATCCTCCTTTCCTGTCATGAGGTACTCAACAGACACACCGAAGAAGTCAGCGAGCTTTTGCAATCTCTCAACTTTTGGGGTACTGTTTTTCCATTTTGAAATTGAACCATTAGAAAAACCTAGTTGTTTTTCAAGCTTTCCTTGTGATAATCCTTTTGACTTCCTAAGGCTTTCAATTCGCTCATAAATAGTCATAGAATCTCCTTTCTAAGAAATTACAGAACTTTTTCTGTAAAAATGCTTGACAAACTAGAAAGTTCTCTGTATAGTAAAAGCATAGCACAGAAAACTTTCAGTAAAAACAGAAAGCGATCACAGAAAAAAATCTGTATTTTATGTGGTAATTTAATATTAGAATATTTTCTGCAAAAAGTCAATGGAAATACTGAATATTTTCTAAGAAATAAAGAAAGGAGAGCAAGAAATTGTATATTTATGACAAAATTAAAAAGATTTGCGAAGAAAAAGGTATGTCAATTACCTACGTTGAGAAAAAAGCAGAACTTGGGAATGGTTTAATTTCTAAATGGAATGACAGTGTACCGAGTGTTGCAAATTTGAAAAAGGTAGCAAATATCTTAGAGGTTACCGTTGATGAGTTGATAAGAGAGGAGAGTGAATAGGTGTTAAAAAGAACTAAGAAACTTTTGAAGAAAATAGCAGAAATGCTTTACAAGAATTGCGATAAGTTTGGATTAACCAAACAGGATGAAGAGGTTAAAGAGTTAAAAGAACTTATTGACAAGATAGGAGAGTGAGTAGATGTATATACCACCATATTACCTTGGTTTGTTTCTAGGAACATTTGGAACTGTTGCAGCAGAAATTGTAATTGTGCTGATTAGCAACTATAGAGACAAGAAAAGAAAACAGAAGATGCAGGAGAGATTCAAGGAAGAATCCGAAGAGTAAGAAAGGAGCGAGTATGAAATACGATAAGCCAATCATGAGAATGTCAGAACTCGTCAAGATGGGATTTCCAAGGTCATTCCTTGATGAAGCCTATCGGGAAAGAGGACAGGACTTTGCACAAAAAGGCCCTAAGTCCAATTCTCCTATATTTTTCGATACAGAAAGATTTGAAAAATGGAGAGTAAGAAAGCTAGCAAATGAGAACCAAGCAATGCAGAGAGGAGGGTTTTAAATGAAAATGGGAGCATTCATGATGGGGTGTGGACTGTTAGTCTGCGGATTAGAGTTAATGCCATTCTGGTTTATGGGTACTTGCGTAGCCGCAGGACTGGCATTAATCGCACAAGAGCGTGATGGATGGAAATGAAAAAAAGCACCCAGACATGGCAGGTCTTAAGTGCTTAACAAAAAATGTATAACAACAGTATAGCAAGAAAAGGAGATTATGACAATGATTATTACAAAAAAAGAGTTCAAAGATGCAGTTAAGAAAGTAATTATTGAAGCAGTGAAAGAAACTAGAGACCCAAACTTTACAGAAGAGGAAAATAAGGTAGCAGATAAAAAAATTGCAACAGGCATGACAGAGTTTTATAGCAAACTTATTGTAAAACTTTACGGACAAGATAATGAAGAATGGATATACAACAAAGAAGAAGCATTTGATAACGCAAATACAATCTTAAATGAAAGAATGGCGAATAACGATGCTATTGAAACCATTTTTGAAAATTTAGCATATACAGCAAGTGTGCTTAGACTTTTTGCAATGCTTAAAGAAAATGAGCAGGAAGAAACAGTACCAAAAGAATTTGATGTAGAAGAGATTCTTAAAGAAGCAAAGGAGCGTGAGTAGTCATGATTGTGACAGGCTATACAGACGAAAATGGGACAGTAATCCCAGAAGAAGATGCAACAGAATATATCTGGAAGCAGGCAAGAAACAACGAAGAGGATAAAACATGGCTATTAGAGTATATGTGGGACGTGTTTACAGGAAATCCAAAATTCAAAAAGGAATTAGAGGAACTAAAAGAAGCTCGTTTTGATGATGTATGCAGTGTGAAAGAAGTCAATGAACAGGGAAATATTAAAGAATGTATTGAAGAATGAGAGGTAAAACATGGCTAAATTATATGAGATTAAAAACGAATTTAACGAACTGCTTTTAATGGCAGATGAGCAGGGGTTATCCCTTGATGATATTAAAGACACTATAGATGGAATCGAATTTGAGTTTGAGGAAAAGGCTGATTCTACAGCAAAGATGATTAGAACGCTGATTGCTGATGCGGATGCGGTAAAAGCAGAGAAAGACAGATTAGCAGACAGAGAAAAGGCATTGAGAAACAGTGCAGACAATCTGAAAAAGTACCTTGAAACAATGATGTTAGAAGTAGATAAGAAGAAATTTAAAACAAAGCTGTTTAGCTTTAACATCCAGAAGAACGCACCAAGCGTAAAAGTAGAGGTTGAGGAATTATTACCAAAAAAATATTTAATTCCACAGCCAGACAAAGTTGACAAGAAACAGCTTCTTAAGGACTTGAAAGCAGGAGTTATTGAAGCAAACGAAAATATGAGACTGGTACAGAGTGAAAGTTTAAGAATTAGATAGGAGTGTTGGAAGATGGAAAAATTCAGAGATTTAAGAGCAGATGAAATTGATTGCAGAGTTGCAATCGTAAAAGATAGCGGAGTGTCAATCTTACTATATAAAGATGCACGATGCGACATGAATATCCTTGATGAAGCAATTGGTATTACAAACTGGAAAAGACATCATGAGGTAATCAATGGAAATCTTTTCTGTACTGTAGAAGTATGGGACGAAGAAAAGAAAGAGTGGATTTCTAAACAGGATGTAGGCAAAGAATCCTACACAGAAAAAGAAAAAGGACAGGCTTCGGATGCATTTAAGAGAGCTTGTTTCAATCTTGGAATCGGACGAGAACTGTACACAGCACCTTTTATCTGGATTCCAAATAAATACGTCAATATTAAGCAGGGAAGAAACGGAAAACCTACAACAGATGACAAATTCAAGGTTGAAAAAATTGTAATCGAGAACAAAAAAATTGTAGGGTTGTCAATCGTTAACGATACAACACATAAAAGAGTATTCATCTATGATGACAGAACAGAGGAAGAAAAGAATGGAGACAAAGGCAACGATAAGTAATATATCCATTGATTTTGAATCTGGTAAGCAAGTCATTTCCTTTGTATGTGAAAAAGACATACGAGGGGAATATGACCGACTGAAAGATAAAGAATGTCGGCTTAAGGTTGTTCAGTACCGTGAGGGCAGGTCTTTAGATGCCAATGCATACTTTCATGTACTGGTTGGGAAGATTGCAGAAGTAACGGATAACAGCAAGGTATATATAAAAAACAAACTCATAGCAGAGTACGGACAGCATGAGATTATAAATGGTTCTCTTGTATCACTTCCGCTAGATAACGATATAGAAGTGTACGACCTTGAATTTTGCCACCTACAACCGACAGCCAGTACAACTACCAATAAGGCAGGTAAGTTGTTCAGAATCAATCTGGTAATGCGTGGGAGTCATACCTACAACACAAAGGAAATGTCTGAACTGATAAAAGGAACTGTTGCAGAAGCAAAAGAGCTTGGAATTGAGACAGCAACACCGCAGGAGATAAAAGAAATGGAAGAAAGGTGGGGGCTTAAGATTGAGAAAGAAAAAGTCAATCATCGTTGATGATATGGAACATTGTAAATTATGTGGAAGTCCTTATGTAGAGATACACCACTGTTTACATGGGACAGCAAACAGGAAGAAAGCTGATAAGTATAACTTAGTGATTCCGTTGTGCCACGAACACCATACAGGCGGTAAACAATCCGCACATTTAAATGCCAGATATGACCTTATGTATAAGAAGATGGCACAAAAGGCATTTGAAGAAAAGATAGGCACGAGAGAAGAGTTTATAAAGGAGTTTGGCAAGTCATGGCTGTAACATACACAATTCAAGGAAGACTTGACGGACTTAACACTTTTATTTATGCAAACAGGACTAATCCCTACAAAGGTGCCAGATGCAAAAAAAACAATCAAAAAATTTGCAAGGCATACATACCACAATGGCTAAAGAAAAAACACATAAAATTTCCAGTGATTCTGGAAATTAAGTGGTATGAAAAGAATAAAAGACGTGATCCAGACAATGTCTTTTCGGCTATTAAGTACATATTAGATAGCTTGGTAGAAGCAGGAGTGTTCCCAAACGATGGTCAGAAACAGGTAGAGGGTATCGTTAACTGGATAAAGGTTGATGCAAAGAATCCAAGAATCGAGATAACAATCTACGAAGACGGAGACAAATATTAAGCAGGAGGGCAATGATGCAAATAAACATAAATACAGACTGGGAATGGTATGAAAACACAAATGTATTTAGATTGTTTTATCATTGCCTACTACATACAAATTTAGAGGATAAACGGTACTGCGGTAGAGAAATCAAGGCAGGACAATTTGTTTCTTCTATAACAAGAATCAGTGCAGAGACAGGATTGACAGAATGGCAGGTCAGAACAGCACTAAAGAAACTAAAAGATACTGGGTACATATCAACAAAAAGTACCAATAAGTACACGATATACACAATAAATGAGTATCAGAAGTACATAGATTGTGGACAAGTTGCAGAAACAACTACCGAGGAAAACACGATGGTTGAAAATGGAACAAAAATGGAACAACCAGTGGAACGAAAAATGGAACAAACAGAGGAAAAAGTAAAGGAAACTTGCGAGAAATCAAAAGAAAATTGCGAGAAGCCAAACAAAAAAGCATTCATTGATTGCTTTGAAAGACTCTGGAAACAGTACCCGAATAAACGTGGTAAAGGGCAGGTATCCGACACAAAGAAAAAGACTCTGTATGAGATAGGAGAAGAAAAAATAGAAAGAGCTTTGAAAAGGTATCTGGATGATTTATCTAAGGACAGTAGTTGGAGAAAACCACAGAACGGTTCGACATTCTTTAACAGCGGTTACGTGGATTATCTGGACGAGAACTACGAGAAACCACCAGAACCGAAGCCACAGCGGAATCCTGCAAGTGTCTTAGAATGCGAGAGAGACTATGACTTTGATGATTTAGAAATGCAGTTACTACATAAGCAATTAGAGTAAGGAAAAAGGAGTGATGGAAAATGTATCAAATGAGTTTTTTTGGTAATGAAACAGCACTTAGAAGCCATTCCATTACCAAGCAGACTAGAAGAGAATCCCACAAAAAGATTAATAAAGAAGCAATACATATCTTAATTCTTGAGCAGCTTGGATACGAAACTATGACAGCACGAGAGATCGCAACGGTGTTGTATAAGCATAAAAAAGTATTAGAACCGACAAGGCAGCAGGTACAACCACGATTGACAGAGTTAGTACAGGACGGACGTATTGAGGTGTGTGGTAAACGACACGACAGTCTAACAGACAGAAACGTGGCAATCTACAGAAAGGTGGCTAAAGATGGGGTACAAAAAAATAAGCAAAGATCTTAAGAGAAAAATTCTTAAAGAAGTGGAAGAAACGAAAGAGGTTACTTCTGTTGCAAAAAAATACGGAGTAGACCCATCAAGCATATTCAAGTGGAAAAAATACGGAATCGAAGCGAAGCGGAGAGAGTACACAAAAGAGTTCCGAAAACAAGTGGTCAAAGAAAAAGTAGTTAAAAAGCTACATGTACAGGAATGTGGAGCAATTTATGGAGTACCTGGTTATCTTGTTAGATTCTGGGAAGATGAATTGGTGGAAGAAGTCAAAGAAGAGATTCGACAAAGCCGATTCAAAAAGAAGCAACATGAACGAAGATTTGTTCACGTAACATCACATTCTGGGTATTGGAAATAAAAACTAAATAAAACTTTTCTGGTTTGATTCTCTGTCTAAGTAACTGTAAATAATGTTTTTTGTATTTTCAGATTCTTCCGTTTTTTCATCTTTATTAGGCAGAGACTCAAGCCAGAAAAGGCTTGTTGCACAGCAGGATTTTTATATACCACACGAACAATTAAATAAGAATCCTCGCAACGCATAAGCAACAAAACTCTTTAATTATTTGTTGTATAAGTCATGATTTCCCCTGCTATTAACGGCAGGGGAGAGAATGAAGAGTAAAGGAGAAAGAAATGAAAATTTATAATATAGAAACAAAACAGGTTATTGAGTCAGATAAATTGCAAGAATGGGTAGATTGTTTTCAACTAGCTGAGATGGGGCAAGATAAAAAACAATTGCATATTATTTTAAACCAAGATGGGAAGAAATAGAGGGTGAAGAAGAACTTTTAAAAAATATTGTAAAGTGCCTCAACAGTGTTGCAGAAAAAGATGTTGTAGACGTTGAAAAAATTGGTCGTACTTCAAAAGATTGCAATATACTTATTTTTAGAATTGAATTAAGAACAACTACAACAAGAAGTGGTTTGAAATATAATGCGTTAACAAATGCAATTTACATTGATGGATGGCGTATAAAAGACCATGATCTTGAAACGGCATTAAAAAAATATCTGGAATATAAAAGGAGTTAAAATGCAAATTTATAACATAGAAACAAAAGCAATTATAAGTGGAGAAGAAATAAAAGAATTAGATGATTGCTTTATTTTGACAAATACTGACGAGAGAAATGATATGCAGACAACAATCAGATGCTTGAAACCAACGTGGAACAAAGTAATTTGTAAAGAAACGTGTTTACAGCGTATTACAAGTCAGCTAAATCAACTTACACAAGAAACAGTTATAGCTGTTGAAGAATCAAGTAATAATACAGATGCACTTATATTGAAGATAACATTAAAAGACGTTAGAGTGAAAATTTTATTAGTGTATAGCAAGCAAAATAAAACAGTATACATTGACAATTGGCTTATCAGCAATGGCTATTTAGAAAGAGCCATAGAAGATTATTTAAAAAATAAGGAGAACTAACTATGAAAAAGAAATTATTAGCGATCACATTAAGCACATTGGTTTTGACAGGAATGACAGGCTGTGCATCCTTTAGCCGTGGATGGGTAGACCTTAAATCTGACATGAACAACGGATTAGAAAGGACAATTGTAGTATATACAGCAGACGGACAGAAGATTGCAAGCTACAAGGGGAAGATTGACATTCAAGATAGTGATGGATTCATCAAGTTTGACTATAAGGGCAAGAGATACATCTACTACAACTGTTTTGTAGAGAGTATCGCAGATATTGATTAGAAGTACAGGAAAAGGAAGTGGAGAAAACGGGAATTAAAAATCTAACAGAAGCAGAAGAAAAAGAGTTTTACAGACTTGTTGGGAAGATGAATGGGAAAGAAACAGATAAGGAACAGGGTGTAAAGGTAAGGAAACCACGAGAATCAGAAGAATATTTTTGTATTAGTAATGATGGAGCTGTTATACAAAGCAGGTGGACGAATGATTCTCTTGATGAAGGAAGATGGGAATTAGGAAACGTCTTTTTCACAGAAAAGTCAGCGTGGCTTGCCAGAGAAAAAAAGAAAGTAGAAGTTGAAATCGAAAGATATGCAAGGGAACACAATGGCACAGCATCTACCAATCGTCGGTATTTAATTCGATATGAAGAAGATGAGAAAAGACTTCTTTGCGATACATTGGCTACAGCAAAAATACAGGGTACAGTTATGTTTACATCAAGAGATGTTTTGGCTGATGCAATCGAAGCAGTAGGAAAAGACAGAATACTCAAGTACATCTTTGGGGTAGAAAGTGAGGGAGAGGAATGAATTTTACAAAAGCGTTCGCAGTATTTATGCAAATTGATTCAAAGGAGTTTACGGAAGATGAAAAATATGAAGCAATACAGCAGGTGTTAGATGCAGCGACAATAAACAGTATCACAAAAAAGCAGGTGTTAAATGTAGTGTCATGGTTGTTCAATAAGCAACAAAAATATAGATGGCACGACTTAAGAAAGAATCCTACTGATCTGCCAGATGTTCCTCATCCTGAAAGAACGTGGTTTGAGGTTGTTCAGGAAGATAACGAAGACTGCATACCACGAGCAACAATGCAGTATGACGATGTGCTTGGTTTTGGATTTTATCATGACATTTTTGATCCTGTATCTTTAGGCTATGTAGATACAGAGTTTACGATAGCAGAGGAAAAGGGACTTGCAGAAGTAGTTGCATGGCGAGAGATTGAAGAATTTGAAAGTGAGGAAGAAGATGAAGATTAATACAAAAACACCAAGTATTAAAACATACACATTAAGTCATTTCAAAATCGGAGATGTTTGTATGGGCGTAAAAAATGAACATTATTATCTTGTGGTTAAATCAGAAAAAGGAAAGAAACAGCTTGTTGATTTGACAGAAAACGAGATTATAAGAGATGCAGGATACATGAGATTTATACCGGCGACAGCAGAACTTAATATCAAGGATGTGGGGTAAAAGAAAAATGCCAGTAGCAAGATGCAAATGTTGTAATAGCTTGTTATTCAATGAAGACGTTGGAAGAGAGTATATACAAATAAATTCAGATATGAAAATACAAAGCAAATTTATTTGTCTTAAATGTGAAATGGAGTTAAGAAAAGAAGATTTCTTTGAGCCGTACAGAAGTATGATGAAGTAAAGGAGAAAGAACGATGAAAATAGTTGACATCAACACATTAAAAGGTTCAGACAGACACGGCAGTTGTATAGAGTGCGAAAAAGATTTTGCAGAAGATAAAGGAATGAAAAGAATCGTTTTCGGCACAGATCAGAAGCGTACCATCTTCTTATGTGACAAATGTTACCATGATTTATTAAAAGAGATGACCAAGAAAAGATTAAAAGAAATGGGGGTTGAAATATGTAGAAAATAACAAAATGCCCATACTGTGGAAGTGATCGTGGAATGTTTGCAAAGTTTAAAGCAAATGGAACTGACACATATAGCTTTGATGGAAAAATGGAAAGCAGTGAAGTCATAGATTTATTTAGTTATAACAAAACAATGAGATGTATTGACTGCAGCAAACGTATTATGAGCTACGAAGAGTTTAAACGTGATTATTATGTTGAAGATTAGAAACATGATGAAGTAAAGGAGTGGGAACGTGATTACAAAGACGCAATTCAAGGACGCATGCAAAAAGGCAACTATTTATACAATTATGAGCCATCCAGAAAGAATCAGTGATAATTGCATAAACGATGAAGAAGCGGCAGGAATCCTAGTAAGATTTTACAAAAGAATTTATAAAAAAGTATATGGAGAAAGTGAGGAATCAATAGATGTAAATGACATAGATAAAATATACGTTATCGCATTTGAATGTTTATACAAAGATGATGGAATAACACCAAATTATGTAATATATCAAGAAAATATGTTGTGTTTAACAAGCATAAATGCTTTATATGAAATTTTAAGAAGCAAAATCGAAGATGATTATTGCGAATTAGGAAGAGACATTGACGGCTTATTAAATATGTGGAATGACTAACAGGGCTAAATAAAGGAGTTTATTATGCCAGACGAAGAACTAGAAAAACGCATCAAACTTGAACTTGCACTTATTCATCAGTGCGAAGAATCAGACATTATAATTTGCCACATTGAGGTATTAACAGATTGTTTTAAGTTTTATGTGATTTATAGAATGAAATATTCACTTTGTATGTCAATTACATTAGACGGTTTAGATATTTGTAAAGGAGAAAGAATATGATTTCAAGAAAAACAACAACAGATTTCTTAAGCAAGCTTCTTTGTAAAGAGAAGTTAACAGGAATCGGAAAGCACTATGCACGAGAAGTCACTGTAGATTATGGTACAGGTAAAGCAAAAAGAGTTGACTTTATGCAATTTGTACCAGATGGACAGTGTAGTGTATCAGTTTTAGAAAAAGGCATTTTCGTTTGTTATGAAATTAAGAGTTGTAAAGAAGATGTTTACAGCGGAAACGGACTTAATTTTTTAGGAGAGAAAAACTATATTGTTACAACGTTAGAGTGCGGCAAAGAGTTATTGACAGATATTAGGTCTGGGAAGTTAAAGAAATACATACAAGAGCATTATCCAGATTCATCTACAAACTTTGGAATAATGGTAGCTGTCAGAGGTGTAAAAGATGGATTTTATGATGGAGAAATAACAGTAGACAGTGATGTTAATAAATGGTATTTAAAGACAATTGCTAATTGCAGAACAGGGTTAAGAAGAAAAAGCATAGTAGAACTGTTGTTTTGTATGTTGAGAGCGAAAGAAGGTTGACATGGACGTTATAAAACAAATAGATTACATGATCGCTTGCCTAGAGATGGCAAAAGAAGAATACCGGTATGAAAAAAGTTATGAAGCAAAGAGAGAAGCAAGAGAGGACAACGACTGGAACTGGTACGAGAGAAACAGGACACCGAAAAAGGCACTGATTAAAGAGAATCTTAGAAATGTTGGTAGAACAGGATTCAAGCTTGCGAAAGATTTAGAGGTGGGAGAATGAAAATATATTCAAATCGAGCTGATAAAAATGTGGACTGTATCAGAACAAGCATGAGAACAGAAAAACACAATAGTTTGCACGTAACATTAAATTTTAGGAGAATTGTTGGTGGACCAGTTACCATGGAAGAAGAAACAGGCAGTGAAGTGAGAATAAACTTTACTGATACTTGCGAACTTGACAATTTTATTATGGCACTGACACAGCTAAAGGAAATGACAAAGGGTTACTATGGAAAATGGGAGATTGAAAAAGGTAAAGGAGAACGACTATGACAATAGCACAGCAGGTAGCACACGACTTTTTAGAAAGCATAGAAAAGATGATTACGGCAAATGAACTAGATGTTGGAGCATTGGATACGAAAGTTTCTTATCAATCTTGCGAAGAAGCAATGATGAGTGTGACTGATACAAAATCTGGGAGCATTATTGCAACAATGAGATTAAATTTAAATACAAACAAACTAAAAAGAGAAATGCAGGAAAAAGAATTAGAAAATTATTGCCGTAAAAGAGTGTGCCATATTTGCATTTTTAAAGGGCAACAACCGTGCATAGCGAGAAAAATTAGTTATGGAACAGCTACGAGCGAAGAAGTAGAGGAAGCTTATAGAAAGATTGGAGATGATGAAAAATGACAAGAGAACAGATGATAGATGTGTTAGAAGATTACTGCAACGGAAATATCTGTGATTCATGTGAATTTCGTGATGACTGTGAAAAAGACATGGTTTTTTCTGAAATAGTTGACGAAAAACTGAAAGATTATGTAAGCAGAATTGATGAAAAAAATACAGATAAAGAGTCGCAAAATGTATTTTATGGTGAATTGGTGGGAAAGAAAATGGAGCAGGTAAAAGTTTTAAAAAAAGCAACAAAAATATATTATCCAGATACAATGAAAGATGTGTTACCACTTAAAGAGTTTGTGAAAAGCATTACAGATAAAGGATATAAGGTTGAATTAACAAAAGATAATGTTGTCAGTGATACCGTAGTGAATATCTATAAAGAAGTGGAGATGGAAGAATGATATTAAAAATCTTACTTGTTATCATTGGTGTTTTCTTAGGACTGGTGGGCAGTGGCTTCTGCCAGTCCGCTAAAGCAAGAGATACGATCACAATTACATTAGAAGATTATGAACACATCGGTGCTGTATTTAACAGCCTGCCGATAAGAGAACGACATAAGAACTTAAAAAAGCAGGATGTGGTGTTATATAGATGCCCTAAGTGCGGTAACTACATAAAGGAATGGACAGAAGTTTGTGAGTGTGGGAACCGGTTAGACTGGGGAGAAAGTGAGGACTTAAGTGTTAATAATGACAAAAGATAGAGAGATTATAAACCTTGATAATGTTCTTGAAATTCGGGCAAACAAAAGAAATGTAGAATGTGAGTTAATGAATGGATATATTTACACAATACAATCATTCAAAACATATAAAGAAGCAGAAGATGCATTAGACAAGATACTTAGCCAATATGACAGAGGACAAAGGGTTATCAAGTTATAAAGGAGTGTTATAAATGAACGGTAAAGAATATCAAGTAAAGGCAATGCGAACTAATGACGGATTAGGAACAGAAAGAATAATGAATATGGCTGATAATTTAGAACAGGGAGTAGAGGACAACGTACCAGACACAGGCATTGACTTGGGCGGAATTATTAACGGCTTATTCGGATTATCTGGAGAAGTTGGAGAGCTTACTGACATGGTTAAAAAATGGATATTCCATGAAAGCAAGTTTGACGAGGAACACGCAAAAAAAGAACTTGGGGATGTAATGTGGTATGTTGCTATGATTTGTGAATCATTTAATTGGTCGTTGGATGAAATTATGCAAATGAACATTGAAAAATTAGAGAAACGTTATCCAGATGGATTTGACGTTATCAAAGCAAACAACAGAAGTCCAGAAGATGTATAAAGTGGGGGGGGCGTTATTATGAGAGGGAAAGATAATCCGTGCTATGGGTGTACAGAAGCCACAGGAAGAGCTTATAATTGCCATACCCTATGTGACGGCTATAAACAGTTTCAAGACGATTGCAAGGAAGAGAAGAACGTTATCAAAAGGAAAAATCCTTATTATAAGTCGTTATCAAAAGAAAAATTTATGAAAAGAAATGCTTTAAACAGGAACAGGAGGGGAAGAAAGTGATTAGTACAGCTAAAGCAATAAAGAAAACTAGAGAAGCACAAGGAATGACACAAAAAGAACTTGCTGAAAGATGCGGTTATACAGTCACTGATATTAAAGCATATGAACTTGGGGAAAAAGAACCAAAACACATTAATCTTATGACTATAGCAGGAGCATTGGGCGTTACGATGTATGAGATGTTTGAAAGAATGGAAGAGATTGAAGAACCAGAGAATCTAAATCTTGATGTTATCAGAAACGCACTAAGTGCCCGTAAAGCTATTGTAGAAACACCATTGGACAAAATAACAGTGATGGCATTTGAAGAGCTTATACAGTACAAGGAAACAGAATTAACACCCAATCAAATCAATGGGATGAAAAAAAGACAAGAAAAAATTGACCTTATGGCAATTGAATATGATAATATTAAAGAGAAATACGACAAACTATATGGAAAGGAGCAAATATGATGAATTATCAAGAAAAAGAAGCACAATTAGATATCTATGATGTCAAAAAAGCACTACTATATCGTAAAGCTATTGGAGAAACAGAGTGGGACAGAATCACAGTGATGGCATTGAAAGAGCTTTTAGAGTATAAAAAAATAGGATTAATGCCACAAGAAATAAAAGAACTGCATAAGATGTATACAGAGAGATGCGAACAAGTTAACAGGCTAACACGTGATTGCGAACTACTTAAAAATAAGGATAAATGTAAGTGGCACGTATGACATTCAATAAGTGCATACAGATGTTAAAAGAAAATCTGGAAAGCATCAACGAGGAGCAGGGACATGAATCGTGATCAGTTCCAAAAGTGGATAGACGAACACGGAACAGGGCAGAGAGAAAACAAGAGCTGCAACGGCATAGACTGGGTATTTGTTACCATGAAAGATAAGTGGATAGCCTTATTTGAGTACGTGAACGGCTCATATATCCCTTATATCCAGTGCAAGGATAAAGAACACGCATTAAGTTATATAAATGTCTTAGAACGTCTGTCAGTGCCTTTTGACGTGATATAAAAAAGAAGCAGAGGATTATCCCCCTGCTTCTTTTATTTGTCTTCATATTTAATATATAAGTGTCTCCATTTCTCCAACCAATTTTTAGCGCCGATGTAACTTTGATAGGCCAATTCGTTACTATCTTGCATTTCTTCGTACATATCACATTCATGCTGCACACGAAACCAGACATCAGCAAAGTTATCAATTGTATCATCATTCATAGCGAAGTACACTTTTAATTTCTTTAGTGCAGTGATCGCTTTTTTACAATCATCGGGTAATTCTCTGTCAAATATTTCTACCATTTTTATCTCCTTTTCTACCCTCGTAACCTCCGGGGTGGGTGGTGTATGTTATGCAGGTATTACAAGACTGTCACGATCAGCCTTGACAAGACGATTTTTATTAAGTCTATCTTTCCACTGTTCAACAAGTGATTCATGGAGCTTTAAGGCTTCTTGCTTGCTGCAGGTTGTATAAGAATCAATTTCTTCAAAATCATCCATATACATTACAACGGTTTGGTATTCGTGTAATACTTCCACATAAGCTGTGGAAATATTACATTCTGTTTGATGTAACCAAAATTTGTGTCTTGCGATTACTTTATTCATTTTCAATCCCTCCTAAAATCTTTTTACAAGCTTCTACATATCCGTCTGGAAGTGTTTCAGTGTTCATCTTCCCACCGTTTGCTCTCCATTCGAGATATTTTTTAACTTCTTCTTTTTCTTCTTCCAGTTCGTAAATAAATTCTTCGTAGGAAACGAAGTCCTCATTTTCGACTAACTTTTCAATTTCTTTTCTTAATTCTTTCATCTTCTTTTCTCCATTTTAAATGCTTTTCGTTTATCTTTAACTAGAGTATAAATGATTTTAGTTTAAATGTCAATGGTAAAAATAAACTTTTTTCGTTTGACATATGATATATTTTAAATTATAATGATTTAAAAACAGAAAAGAGGTGTGGTTGATGGAATACAATATAAACTTTACTTACAAGGACAACAAGCAATTAAAAGAAATCTACAAAGAACTACTAAAAAGGAACGGCATGACAATGACAGAAGCGTCACAGCTCTTAGGATTGTCAACACCGCAGCAGCTAAACAACAAATTTAATAATAAAAAAGTATCCTTAAGTGATTTAAAGGATTTTTTGGGTATAATGGGATATGATTACGAGATAATAATAAAAAAGAGATCTGGGAGCTTTTGAGTTCTTCCAGATTTCTTTTACTATGCAATTCTTGAAACATTGGAAGTCTTTACTTTTTCGCTTCCATATTTTCTTTGGATGTCCTCGAAAGACATTTTCTTTTTATGCCACTTTCCAGATGGTTCTGTTGAGAAATGCCATTTCTTGCGATTCTTAGACCACTTAAAGCCTAACTTCTTTAGTTCTTCTTTGTACGGAAATGTATTACCGTCTACCCATATCCAAGAGCCTACCACCTCGATATTGACACCATCGAAAGAAACAATATTATTGATTACATTTCTTAAGGCTTCGTCTGCCTTGTAATCAAATGTATTTTTCTTTTCTTCTTCTGGTGTCTGCCCTGCCTTGAACATGTCAAACAGTTTCTTATATTCGGCTGTAATCTCTTGACATGTAACAACGTCTCCACCGTTGTCCGGGTGGTTGGCTACCATTAATTTTTTGTATTCTTTTCTGAGTTCCTGTAAGTTTTTGGCTGTAAAATATTTCATGATAACACCTCCTAAATTGTCTAGCAGAGACTTATAAAATCTCTGCTAAGCTAATAACCTGTGATTCTGATAAATTATCCATGACGATCTCGTCTCCTTTGTGGAGTTCAAATCTGTCTGGAAAAGTTCCGAACCATCCGTCAAACTGATTGTCAATGTAGTATCCTTTTGATTCTAATTTTTTGATTGCTTCTTTCATCTTATTATCTCCTTTTCTGATTGCTTTGTTCTCTTGATTTACTTTTATTATATCACTTTAAAAAGTTATGTCAATAGAAAATGTCACTTTTTATGATAATATTTCTCTTGACGTGAAAAGGGTACATAATATATAATGTAGTAAATAGGAGGTAATGAAAAATGTTAAAATACAAAATTGATGTATATGATGCACTGAAAAGAAAAGGATTTACTACATATAAAGCTAAAACTACAAATTTACTTAGCCAAAACACGTTAAACAAGATAAAGAACGAGGATACAGCTATAACGCTAAAGGCTTTAAATGCTGTATGTAACATCTTAGAAATGCAACCGGGGCAGCTATTAGAATATGTAAGAGATGAAGAGGATGAAAAAAAATTAAAAGAATTATAAATATCACTTTACAAAGGGATAAAGATATGGTAAGATAAAGACAGTTAAAGGAGATAAGCAAAGAAAGAAAAGGAGATTGAAGTCATGAAAAATATTTATTTAACAAAAGCACAGGAATTAAATTTAAAATACGCAGGTTTAGACTTGGGAGACGAGACAGAAAAGAAACTTGAAATCATTATGGAAGACAACCATACAAAGAAAGAAGCTGTTGACTATTTATGCAATGGATCAGCAGTGTACGAGAAAGAAGAATTTGAAAAATTCTTTGATCAGTACATGGATGAGTGGGATGTTGAGGAAGAAGATCAGGAAGAGTATAAAAAGATGATTGAAACAAACAAGCCGGCTTTTGACTGGGGAGTTGTAGAATATGAAGGTATAACATACTTTATTGATTATGTAGCATAAAGAGTATGTAAAGGAGTGTTGAAAAATGAAAAATCAATTTAAGATTTATGCAAATTATGGAGTACTTGGAAGAGAGAAAAGAGTTGTGTACTCGTACGGTGTGCCAATGACAGAAGTAAACGATGAACTTATTGTCGAATTGCCAGAAAACGATAGTTTTAAGTTTTATGAAAACAGTTTTGGAGATTTAATGGTAGAGACAGCATGGGGACATTGCTACGGAGTAAACGATGTCTTACAAGGAAAAAAGAATCCCTGCTTTTATGCACTAGATCGTGATGCAAAGGGGCACAGAGTAAATCTAAATATTGTAGAAGAATAAAAAGAGTGTAAACAAAGGCACTTCCCACTATGGTATAATTATCTTAGATAAAACCATAGTCGGGAGGTGTCTTTTTTTGATTAATAACAAACTAAAGAATTGCTGTAACGATTGCGTGTACTGCGAGATCGTGACAGAGACAAAGAGAAGAGCAATCCCAGAAAACAAAACAGAAGTGGTACTGGTAAACATAAAGTGTAGTCATATGTGCGTATGCAGTAAGTACAAGAAAGAGGTGCAGGATGGAAGATAGAAGTATATGCTGTGCTGAATGTATGTATCTACTAGGAAGTGATACAAAGAACTACTACATGTGTGATGTAGGCAAGTATGACAGAATAGACAACGCATATCTATGCACCTGCGACAAATATAAAAGCAGGAATCCAAGCACAAAAGAATATAAGAGTTGTAGATCATGAAAGGAAGTGAGGCAATGGGTACAGGTGGAAGACCCCCAAAGTATAAAAGCGTTAAAACTATGCAGAAAAAGATAGATGAATACTTTAAAAGCTGTGAGGGAGAAATACTTAAAGAAGATGGGAAGATAGTAAGAAACAAAAGCGGTTATCCTGTTATGATAGGCAGAAAGCCTCCAACAATCACAGGATTGGCTTTACATTTAGGTTTCACTTCCAGAGCAGACTTATTGTATTATCAAAATGAAAAGAAAGAATTTCTTGACACTATCACACGGGCGAAAAGCAGAGTGGAAGAGTATGCAGAGGGCAGATTGTACGACAAAGAGGGAAGTTCTGGGGCACAATTTAACCTAAGAAACAACTTTAAGCACTGGGATGCAGACAAGAAGCAGGAAGAGAACAAAACAGAGGGAATCACGATTGTGAACAACATTCCTAGAGAGTAAAGGAGCGGTTACATGGTTAATCTAACAGATGTGATTGCTCCATCTTTTTATAAGGTGCATTGGGATATTCAAGACGGCAAGCACACCTATTATGATTTGTACGGTGGTCGTGGTTCTTGTAAGTCCTCGTTTGTGTCTGTAGAGATTGTACTGGGTATGATGCAGGATGAAACAAACGGAGAATTTACAAATGCGGCAGTATATCGAAAGGTAAAAGATACTTGCAGATCATCAGTATTTGAACAGATAGAATGGGCAATAGATGCTTTAGGTGTTTCTGATCTGTGGGAATCGTCTGTAAGTCCTATGCAACACACATACAAGCCGACAGGACAAAAGATACTGTACAGAGGTCTTGACAAAGCTAAAAAGTCAAAGTCTGTAAAGGTGTCTAAAGGATATATAAAATATTTATGGTTCGAGGAATTAGACGAGTTCGCAGGCATTGAAGAAATCCGAACAGTACAGCAATCTATATTGCGTGGTGGTCCTAAGTTTGTTGTATTTAAGACATTTAACCCACCAATCAGTGTAAATAATTGGGCAAATAAGTATGTAGCAGAAGCAAGAGAGGACAGCTATAGGCATAAGAGCAATTATACAACGGTTCCTGCGGAGTGGTTAGGACCTCAGTTCTATGTCGATGCAGACTACTTAAAAGAAACGAATGAACGTGCATACAAGCATGAGTATCTGGGAATACCTGTAGGACTTGGTACAAACATTTTCGAACTTCTGGAAATCCGCACGATCACGGACGAAGAGATATCAAGACAGGAAAAAATATATCAAGGGCAGGACTGGGGATACTATCCAGACCCGAAAGCTTTTGTCAGATGTGCATATATGCCTGCATCACAAAAAATCTTGTGCATAGATGAGCTTGGCGGTCAAAAAATCCGCAACACCGCAATGTCACAAATGATTATAGACAGAGGATACAACGACTATAGTATTAGCTGTGGAGCTGACGAGATAGAAAGCATCTTAGACTTTAGAGATGCAGGACTTGTGGCAAACAAAACAAACGTATATCCGGGTAGTCGTAAATACTCTTATGAATGGTTGCAGTGCAGGACATTAGTCATAGACCCTGCGAGAACTCCACGGCTGTATGAAGAGGTAATAAGCTACGAGCATGAGGTAGATGAAAACGGAGAAATCAAGGCAGATTATCCAGACGGCAACGACCATTGGATAGATGCATTAAGGTATGCGACAAGTCCAATGAGCATGAGACGTGGAGAGAGTGCGTAAAGGAGACAAAAACAATGATGATAAATCTAAAAGATGTAACTTGTATACAAATTGGAAATGTAATGTTAGGCATCATGGATATAGAAAAAATATCTATCCATGATGGTGGGGTTTGGCTTACGATTAATAGTGATTTGATACAAGGAGATATAGAAACAAAAATCGGAAACGTTAAACTGATAGCGGTGGAATAAATGGGTATATTTAGCAGAATGAAAGAGATATTAAGTAACCTTTTTAGACAAAAGGCAAGAGACGAATTTAAGATTGATACTGTTACCAGTCCAGAAATGCAGAGAGCTATAGAAAAGTGTGCATACATCTATAAGGGCAGTCCGTACTGGTTAGACAAGGACGAACATATCAAGACTATCAACTTTGCAAAAGCGGTGTGTTCGGAGACAGCACGCCTTGCTACACTTGCAATAGGCATAGAGATAGATGGCAGTGCAAGAGCTAATTGGTTGCAGGAGCAGATTGACAAAGAACTAGAGCAGGTACGACATCACGTAGAATATGGCTGTGCATATGGTACAGTAGTATTAAAGCCTAACGGTGCAAGCGTGGACTTGATTACACCAGAGAACTTTATTGTTACAGACGAAAGCAATGGAGAGATTCAAGGCATTGTGTTTGTGCATAGAGAAATTTCTAGTGATGGCAAGACGTATTACACGAAGCTAGAGTATCATAGATACATCGAGGACGTGTATCAGATTACAAATCGTTGCTATGCTTCTAAGGATGCCAACGATACAGGAAAGCCGATTGACATAGACGAGACACCTTGGCGTGGAGAACTAGAAGATGTAGGACTTGCAAATCTGAACGGACAACGCCTGTATGCAGTTCTTAGGACACCACAGGCGAACAATGTAGACCTGCATTGCAGTTTAGGATTACCTATCTTTTACGAAGCAATAGAAGAGCTAAAGGACCTCGACACTGCATACAGCAGGAACGCAACAGAGATATTCGATAGTAGACGTATGGTATTGATTGATTCTGATAGGTTAATGGAAAGTGGTGCACCTGTGAAAGATACGCAGGCAGGCGTTGAACGAAGCAAGAAGCGTTTGAAATTACCAGAATACGTAAAGAATGTAAATGGTACTGGGTTAGATGGATTCTATCAAGAGGTAAACCCATCACTGAATACAAATACACGACTGACAGGAATTAACGCCCTACTGTCCCAGATTGGTTATAAATGCGGATTTAGCAACGGATACTTTGTTTTTAACGAGACAACAGGCATCCAAACAGCAACAGGAGTTGAAGCAGAGCAGCAGAGAACGATACAGTTTATCAAGGACGTTAGGGATAAACTACAGTTCTGCATGGATGATTTGATTGCAGCACTTAATATATTTGCTGATCTGTACCAATTAGCACCAAGTGGATCTTATGAAACTGTCTACGACTTTGGAGACATTACATATAACGAAGATGAAGATAGAGCGAGATGGTACAGCTATGTTACTTCCAACAAGATTCCATTCTGGTACTATCTAGTTAAATTTGAGGGATTCAGTGAAGAAGAAGCAAAAGCACTTGAAGAAGAAGCACAACCGAAAGAGCCAGACTTATTCGGTGCAAGCGGAGAGGAGTGAAAGCATGGGAAAGTACAGGATTGAAAAATACCTTGAATACCTTAATGGCGAAGATGTAAAACTGCCAGAACCATTTACAAAACAAGAAAAGCTGTTGTACAACATCTGCAAAAAAGGAGTTACAGGCAGTACAGAAACAGACAAAACATTAACGCAAGAGGGAAAGCCTGCGGATGCGGCAGTAGTTGGGAAGATGCTAGATGCGGCACTAATGGTAAAAGACCCAGAAGAATAGGCAGGTGGGATTATGTTAACACCTACCTATCTCTGGTATGTGCCAGAAAAGGCAGAGAAGCAGGCGGAAGAACTGCATAATAAGATTGTATCCGTCATTATCGAACGAATGATGATAAGGCTAGGACGTGGGGAAGATTACCTTTTTACTCCTATTGACAAGTGGCAGATGGATGTATTGCAGGATGCAGGGTATATCTTGCAAGCGGTACAGAAAGAGATTGCACAAACAACAAAGATAAGCATTGATACAATCGCTCAAACCATGAAAGAAGCAGGTATAAAGGCTATAGAATGGGATGATGCGGTGTATAAAAAGGCAGGTCTTGAACCAAAACCACTCGGGGAAAGTCCTTATCTACAACGATTGTTGCAGAGGAATTATGAAAAGACCAAGGGAGAGATGCATAACTACACCGGCACGATGCCGAACGCCTGCCACGATAATTACATAGATGCAGTGGACAAGGCATATAACCAAACTGCAAGCGGTACAACAAGCTACACAGAAGCGGTCAAAGAAGCTGTTAACGACATTATAGACAAAGGGGCAGACGTAACTTATCCTAGCGGACGTAGAGACAGCATAGAGACAGCTACAGCAAGAGCAGTCCGTACTGGTGTAAGTCAGATGGCAGCAGATATTACAGACGCACGTATGGACGAGATGGATTGGGATATTATCCTAACATCTGCCCATCTGGGAGCCAGAATCGGAAACGGTGGGAATAATTTAACTAATCACTTCTGGTGGCAAGGCAAGTTTTACAGCAAAAGCGGCAATGACCCAAGATTTCCGCCTTTTAGTGTCTGCGGTATGGGAAACGTGCAGGGAATCCATGGGGCAAACTGCCGTCACTCCCACGGTCCGGGGGATGGAATAAACAATCCGTTCGAGGACTACGACAGCGAAGAGAATCGCAAAGAATACGAGAAACGGAAACGACAGCGAGAACTTGAAAGACGTATCAGAAAGACGAAACGGCAGTTAATCGGCATGAAAACGGCTGTGGATAATGCAAAGGACGAAGCCTTAAAGCATGAGCTTGACATGGAGTATCAGAAAAAGGCTGCACTATTGCAAAAACAGAATCAAGCCTATAAAGACTATTGCAGACAGAACAATTTGAAAACCAAAAACGAAAGACTCAACACCGCAGGATGGGACAGAAGTCAAGCATCATCCGCTAGAGGTGCAGCGACTAGGTATAATAACGCACGAGGTAAATAATTTGGAAACTATTAATCAATTCATGGTTGCGTGTGGGTGGATTATAACCATTGGTGGAGCTGTAGGTGTATTGTATAAAGCCTATAAGCATTACAAGAAGCCTACGGACGATTTAGAGCAACGTATAACGTCAATTGAGACAGACATCAAAGACATTAAGCAGAAGCTTAACAGTGACTACAACGCAATTAACAGCCAACAGGACGATGTTAATTTAGTCATGAAAAGTATGTTTAATTTGATTGAGAACAAAATCACAGGGAACAACATCGAGGGTCTAAAAAAAACCAGAGACGAGTTAATAAACGCACTGACAACACACGAGAAATAAAGGAGAATAAGAATGATAATTGACGGTATAAATTTTAAAGAGTTAAATATCACAAAAGATGGAGAACTGATTGCATCAATTACAGATGGAAGAGATGGAATCGTACACAAAGATGGCTATAGAGTACAACTTGTAGTGGAAGATGTCGGCATGTCGTTTGCAGAAGCATTTAAAAGAATGAAAGCAGGAGCAAAAGTAAAGCTTCCAAGTTGGGGAGGATATTGGTTCTGGGATGCAGAAAAGCAATCAATTATGATGCAGTGCAGACCAAAAGATACTGACAAAGGACAGGGAGATTTACTTGATATTAGAGAGACACAGAGGGTTGAATATACACTTTCTAACATTTTGTCTAATGAATGGCTAATCGCAGATGAAACAAATTGCCCAGTTTTAGGTGGAGAAGCAACGTTTGGATTTGGAGATGCGATTAAGTACATGAAACGTGGACTTAAAGTCAAAAGAAAAGGATGGAACGGAAAGAATCAGTATATCCAGTTAGCAACAGGAATTTCATATAAGGCAGCAGATGGAGAGGTTGTAAACTGCGATCATGAATCAATCGGTAATAAAGCAATCGCATTCGTTGGAACTTCTGGTGTTCAGATGGGATGGTTAGCAAGTCAAGCGGATATGTTAGCAGAAGATTGGATGTTTTTTGAATAAGGAGTGTGAAAACATGGCTAAATATGTAAAGAAGCCTGTTGAGATAGAAGCAATCACGTTTGATGAGCTTATGAGAATCGGAGCAGAGAACGCTGATACTGTAGTTGACTGTATGCCTGTTAAGCTTATGTACAATGGTTACGTCATTAGACAATATGACAGCAATTCTTACACTATCCCAACACTAGAGGGAGATTTTCTCATGACAAAAGATGATATGCTTATCACTGGCGTAAATGGAGAAATCTATCCATGTAAGAAAGAAATTTTTGAAAAAACTTATGAAAAGTGTATTGAAAAATCCATAGTATAGAATTTACAATAATACTTGCAACAAATAATAGTTGTTGTTGAATAAATCATTTTTTACTTGCTAGTATGTGATTTGTTTCGAAGATTTTTCATGTTACAACCCTTTTTCTTATTGATTTTATAAAGTATAATACAGCAGGACTTCTCACGAGGTCCGTGGAAACATAGTTCAGTTGGTTAGAGCATCCACCTCATAAGTGGACAGTCACAGGTTCGAGTCCTGTTGTTTCCATTAGCCACAAAAGTGGCAATCAATAGCATTTATTTTCTAACACCTTTATTGGTAGAGCTGTAATTTTTTTCATGCTCCTCCAAAAAACGTTGAAGCATCATGTTGTCGCATGGTGCTTTTTTCGTGAAAAAAATTAGAAAAATGAGTAGAAAAAAAGAGTCTCCATATCTTACAATAAAAGAGTAGATTGTTTGATGCTCATGTGATTCAATCAACTAACCTCCTTCCACAAGTTTTAAGAGAGAGTTAGAGGCTCAAGAGTGGTTCAAATCCACTCTTCTCTTTTACCTTGGCTTAGGTATATAAGTCTTAATCCATTACCGCAGACGAGCGGTATACAAATATCGTATAGGAGGATATACAATGCAGAATTACGAACAGATTTTAGCAGAATTAGGAATCGAAGTACCAGAGGACAAAAAGTCCGATCTGAAAAAGAAGATGTCTGAAAATTACAAGACTGTAGCTGACTACGATAAACAGGTAAAGAAAAAAGATGAATACAAAATATCTTTAGACGATGTACAGACCAGATTAGCCGAATTAGAGAAAGAAGATGTTGACGGCCTTAAGGATAAGATTACAACATTAACACAGGAGCTTGCAGACGAAAAAGAAGCAAGAGCAAAAGAAGCTAAGCAGACAGAGTTAAGAGACAAAGTAAAAGATTTCTTATCTGATAAAAAATTTGTAAATGCAATCACAGAAGACTCTATCCGTTCCCAGATGATTCAGAAGTTAGAAGAAGAGAATGGGAAAAATGCAGAAGATGTATTTAAAGAACTTACTACTAAAGATGGGAAACCAATTGAGAACATCTTGGTTGATGAAAAGAAAGTACCAGATGTTAAGATCCCAAGCTTTACAACTAAGTTCAACAGCGGAGAGCAGAAAAAGGGAACACAGAAGTTAAGGGAAATGTCTTTAGACGACAGAATGAAGCTTAAGGCAGAGGACCCAGACTACTATGCAACCTTATTAAATGACAGATAAATAATACCGACTCACAGTATGGAAGTGAGCCGCTAACCTAAAAATCCCTTAATAGTTGTAGGTAGATGGGGCAAAGATAAGTCCTTATCTATTCTTATTTAGGGTAGAAAGGACTTTTTTTATTATGGCAATGACAGGATTATTTGGCGGTTTTTATTTTGACCCAGAAGAATTTTCTCGTTATATGACAGAAAACCCAACATGGAATGATAGAATCCTTGCATCTGGTGTGTTAGTGCAGGACAACACAATCATGGATTTAATTGGAGAAAAAGGTAATGTTGCAACACTTCCTTTTTACAAACCGATTGATGAGCAGGATTCACAGGCACTTAACAATGATGGTTTAACAGATAATACACCAACAGAAATTACTGGAAGTAAACAGACTTGTATGCTAATTCAGAGAATGAAAGCATGGCAGTCACAGGATTTTACAAAAGAATTAACTGGCGCTGACCCTATGACACATGTCGCAAATAGCGTGGCAGGGTTCTACAAGCAGACTAGGACAAGAGATTTAATGTCTACAGTAGAAGGTGTATTAAGTTTATCCGGCATGGAAAACCATATCACAGATTTATCAGCATCCGGAGACAGTGCAACTGATGCAAATAAAATTGATGATACAACATTGATTTTTGCACAGCAGAAAGCATTAGGGGATTCTGACGACAAATTAGGATTACTTGTAATGCATTCATATATCTATGCAAAATATAAAGCAATGGGACTTGTTGACTACAACAAATACACTATCGCTAACGCTGTAGAAAAAGAAGTGACATTACCTAAAATCGGTGGATTTATTCCAATTGTAACTGACAGATTTACAGTTGATACAACCAAGCCTGCCCTACCTGTTTACAAAACATTTATGATTGGTTCTGGTTCGATTTTAACTTGCGATAAGACAAATTACGAAAACCCTTATTATACAGACTATGACCCAGAGAAAAAAGCAGGTATTCAGAAGCTGTATACAAAACAGGGTTATGTTTTACATCCTAACGGATTTAGTATCAAGGCTGATAAGATTGCTAAAGAATCTCCTACAGTTGCGGAGTTAGGAACTAAAACTAATTGGTCTTTAGCATTTAATGAAAAGAACATCCGTATGGGTATGATTAAATCCAACGGATAAAAAAGGAGTGATTTCATGGCGTACATTGACTATGAATATTACAAAACCCTTTTTGGAGAGAAAGCAATCCCAGAAGCAGACTTTAATCGTCTGGTCTGGGATTCTTGCAAGAAGATAGATAATGCCACAACAGGTGTGGATAACGTAAAGAAACTTAAGATTGCTTTTCCGACCGATGAGGACGATGCAGAAGCAGTTAAAAGATGTATCTGCGAACTTCTGTCAATCACATACAAGATTGAGCAGGCAGAAGCAAGAGTCGAAGCATCACAAGGCTACATCACGTTAGAAGATGGGACCGTAATGAGCAAGCAGGTAGCATCTAAGAGTGCAGGAAACGAGAGTATAAGCTATGTGACTTCCAGTAATACAGGCACGGCTACATTGATAGATAAGTGTTTGGCAGACAAAGAAGCACAAAAGCAGCTATACTCTGACACAATAAGAGACTACTTATCGGGTGTCGCAGATGCCAACGGAGTAAGTCTACTGTATATGGGAATGTACCCAACGGAGTATTTATGAAAGATTGTAAAGTAAATGTTTTAGGAACTACATATAAAATCAGATTCAGACACGAGAACGAAGATGAAAAACTACAAGAATTGTCTGGTTATTGCGATTATTCAAATAAAACAATAGTCGTTGCAATTCTTGAAAAAAGTGTTGATTCTGTGGATAACATTGAATCGGTTCAAAAAAGTGTGCTTAGGCATGAGATTACGCACGCTTTCTTATATGAAAGTGGTTTAGATGGACAGTCCTGCAACACAGATTGTTGGGCAAATAACGAAGAGATGATTGACTGGTTTGCTTTACAGTCTAAAAAGATTTTTAAAGCTTTTAAAAGAGCAGGTGCATTATAAGCGGAGGGATACGATGTATAACGACACAATTACACTTTTCAATAGATATGAGAGTAAACAGGGCGATACATGGTATCCCTCTATTTTGCATAATTGCAATCTTAACATGGATAAGGCAAGTATCATTGCAAAGTATGGTTCTGACTCACAGGACAATGCTGTATTAAACGTGCAGTATAGCCTAAAAGACGGTAAAAAGATGGTAGGGAGTAAATTATGGCTACCGCCTAAAGAATGGTGTAAACAGACGAATGATAAGTTGTCAGAAGCACTTACGTTTAGTTCTAAGGCAAACGGTTTTGATTTCTTTATCGTTGGCGAATGGGAGAATGAAGAACCGATTGCAGAGGATGATTATATTGACGGATTCTACGAAGAGATGAAACTTAAGTATGATTATGTCTTTGCAATCACTGGCAGTGCTTTTTATGATATTATTCCGCATTTTGAAGTTATGGCGAAGTAGGTGGTTACATGGCTAAAAAGAAATTGGGAAATGTTAATGTGAATACACAGAACATGAGAGCTAATATCAGTCTGGCGAGATTCGATGAACAAATACAAAGTGCTCAATATTGGTTAGATAGTCAAGTTATGACTGATATGGTCCCTTATATGCCACATGAAACAGGTACATTCATTAACGTAACGAGAGCAAAAAGTGCTTCTCTTGCAGGTACTGGAATGGTGTGTGCAGGTACTGGACCGATGGGACGTTTCTTGTACTATGGTAAAGGTATGGTTGACGAATTAACAGGGTCTCCATGGGCGAGAAAAGGTGCTAAGAAAGTATTAGTCACTGAATTTGCAGGACATACAAATGCAAAAGTTGACTTAAGCTACCAGAATCCAAAAGCGACTCCAAAATGGTTTGAAACAGCAAAGAAGAATCACGGTAAAGCATGGGTTACTCATGTTAAGAAGCAGGCAGGAGGAAGTTAATGGCAGAAGAAAAGAAACCAGTCAAGTACGACATTGATGGTTTTGACGTGATCACAACAGCATTGCAAGAACTGGTAAATCAATTCCCAGAATTAAGAGAGGGAGACGAAATTGCATTTTCTACACTTGATGATGCAAGCGGAAAAGCAATGTTCCCAGTAAGCGGTGCAGTGATTGAATCAGAAAAAGAGAGTATCACAGGACACGTCACACAGGTATGTCTGTATCCGTTTTGCGTGATATGTCGTGCAAGCGGTACAAAACCAAAGAGGAAAGCAGATATTAAGGAGTGGTTGGACAACCTTGGCAAATGGTTAGAAAAACAAACAATCACGATTAAAGACAATACATATAAGCTAGAAGAATATCCAGTTCTGACAGGGAATCGAAAGTTTTTAACAATTGACAGACAGACACCTGCATATTTGGACAGCACAAACGAAAACAAGTCCGAGAATTGGGCAATCAACATTTCTGCCCGATATCAAAATGACTTTGATAGATAGATAACACATTAACTGGTCTGCATTATGGAGCAGATCACTAACCTTGAAAAGATAAAGGAGAATCAAAATGGCAGCAGTTACAACAGGTAAAATTGCACGTAAATATATGGCTCATTTCTTAGATTCTGGTTCACTTTGTGGCGGAACATCTGGTTATGAACGTCTGGGAAAAGACTTAGAAGAGTACAATGTCGAACTGAATCCAGACACAGAAACATCTAAAAATATCATCGGAGAATCAACATTTAAACATAATGGATACGAAGTATCTTCTGAAGCTGACCCTTATTATGCAGAAGCTGACTCTGTATTATCACAGAAATTGCAGGAAATTGTTGATAATCGTTACACAGACGACAACTTAAAGACAAACGCCGTAGAAGTGCATATGTGGAAAGAAGCTACAAGCGGAGCTTATGAAGCATATCAGCAGGAATGTTATGTAACACCTACATCATACGGTGGGGATACATCTGGTTATCAGATTCCATTTACCGTCAATTATGTTGGAGAACGTAAAAAAGGTACTTACAACGTTGAAACAGGTAAATTTACAGCAGCTACAAGTTCAGTAAATGCATCAAGCACAGGGAAATAGGGGTTAAGCAATGGAAGAATTAAGAAGAAAAGTCAAAACTGGTGCCTTAAATGTGGTACTGACCAATGAAGATGATGCAGAGATTGGAAGATTTTCTTTCAATCCTGTTGATTTAAATATCATTAGAAGATACGAAGAGGTAGTTGCAAATCTTGAAAAGATGGAAGTACCAGAAGATGCAACAGAAAAAGATATTCTGGAATTATCCGACAGATTAGAAGAACAGATTGATTACTTACTCAACTCTAAAGCTTCTAAATCTGTTTTTGCTATCTGCAATCCGCTGACATTAACAGAAAGTGGAGATTTCTTTATTGAGAATATCATCGTTGAGATTGCGGACGTTATTGAGCAGGTAACAGACCAGAGAATCAAAAAGAAACAGGCGAAAATTAAAAGGGCAACGTCTAAATATCACAAATAATGGAAGTTTGGGAACTTCCTACATCCATAGTAGTTGGTGGCATAGATTATGAAATACGCACAGATTTTCGTGCAGTTCTGGATATTTTAAAAACATTTAATGACCCAGACTTTGAGAACGATGAAAAGTGGATTGTTTGCCTTACCATTTTATACGTTGATTTTGGAAATATGCCACCACAAGACTATGAAGAAGCTGTTGAAAAAGCCATCGAATTTATTGACATGGGTATCAAGGACGATGGGAAGAAACAACCTCATGTGATGGATTGGGAACATGATGCACCAGTTATCATCCCATCTGTTAACCGTGTACTTGGAAAAGAAATACGAGCTATGCAGTATTTACATTGGTGGACTTTTTTAGGAGCTTACATGGAAATTGGAGAGTCTTTGTTTTCGCAGATTCTTAGTGTTCGCATGAAGAAAGCCAAAGGAAAGAAACTGGAAGATTGGGAAAGAGAGTTCTACAAAGAAAATAAAACGCTTATTGACCTAGATGTTAAATATTCCGAAGAGGAATTAGAAGAACAGAAACGTTTGAACGATTTACTGAATGGGAAAGGGGCGTGATTGAATGGCTACACAAAAAGCGGATGGAAGTATTTATATCAAAACAGAAATTGATACAACCGAAGCAAAAGCAAGTGTGAAAGAAATCGCATCCCTTTTAAAACGTTTATCCAATCAAGTAAAAACCATTGGAAAATCAATGGAAAAAGCCATGATTGGCGGTATAAAAGCACCAGATGCAAAAGGCATGGATGTTGTCGAAGAAAAAGCAAAGACCGTGGCTAAGGAACTGGAAAAGACCGCACAGGCAGAAAAGAAACTTGATAACATAGACATTAAAACGACTGCACTTGATACGTTAGATAAAGCAATAGAAACCACAGGACAAAAGCTTGCAGAGTTGGAAAAAGCACAGATGGATGTATTCAACAGAAATCAGAGTGCAACTTCTTCCCTTGCGTTTCAAGCAATGGAAAGTGCAGCGGCTAAACTAGATCAGCAATACGAAGAACTCCTTGCAAAGAAAAAGCAATTAGAAGCACCGACAGCGAGTGCAGACAGTGGTCTACCTAAAAGTGCAAAACTTACTGGTGGAACAGGTCTTGCAAGCGAAGAGAGTGCAAAAGCATTGCAAAAATTAAATGCAGAAATCACAGGTACAGAAACGAGTGTTGAATCCTTAAACACCGATTTAGGGCAAACAACACAATTGCAGGATGAAATCAGCAATTCAAATATCAAGACAACAGCATATCAGATTCTTGAAGATTCCTTGCAACGCCTTGATACACAGTTTGAGCAGGTAGCAACGGCACAGCAAGAAATTTTTGCAAGAAATCAGAGTGCAACTTCTTCCCCTGCGTTTTTAGCATTGGAGAGTGCCGCGGAAAAGCTCGGCAGACAATATGACGAATTACTAGCGAAGAAAAAACAGCTAGACAGCGGAACAACAACTGCACAACCAACAGAGAAAGTACGTACTGCACCGATTACAGGGAACTACGCAAAAACAGCATCAGAAGAAAGTGAGAAAGCCTTAAATGCATTAAATAAGGAAATATCTAAGACTGATGCAAAAGAAAGAAGCCTTGTTAACACAAATAGTAGGCTTGGTTCATCATTTAAGAATGTCAGTCAGTCCGCGGACAATGTTAAGACAAAGACAGACGGTATTTCATCTATCTTTAGTAGGATGTGTGGAGTCGTATCTGGACTTGGAAAACGTCTTTGTGGACTGGCACAGAACTTCACAAGCACAACAAACAGTGCTAATAATGCAAGCTTTTCTATTGGTCGAATGGTCGGTATGAGTATATTATATTCTACCGTTTTTGGAATGATTTCTAAAGTTAACAGCGGAATCATGACAGGTATCAATAACCTTGCACAGTATTCGTCAGCTACTAATGCTTCGATATCTTCTATGATGTCAGCATTAACCCAGTTACAAAACAGTTTGGCAACAGCATTTGCACCGATTTTGTCCGTAGTTGCACCTATATTAACGGCATTCATGAATATGTTATCGAAAGCGATCACGTATGTAGGCATGTTTATAGCTGCACTGACAGGACAGAAATCTTTTACAAGAGCAAAAGCCGTACAAGAAGATTATGCGGCATCATTGAATAAAACATCCAGTGGTGCTAATAAGGCGGCAAAAGCCACAAAGAATAACGCAAAAGCCACGAAAAAAGCAAATAAAGAGATACAGACTTATCTTTCTGGACTTGATGAAGTCCGACAGTACCAGAAAGAGAAAGATAACGACACACCTAGTTCTTCTACCCCATCCGCAGGCGGTGGAGGTGGTGGCGGTGGTTACACTGGTCCATCCATTGGAGATATGTTTGAGAAAGTTCCTATTGAATCTTCCATTGCAGATATTGCTAAGAAGATTAAGGACCTCATAAAGAAAGAGGATTGGGAGGGACTTGGAGCTTATATTGCTAGCGGTATCAACCAAGGTCTACAAAAGATTTATGATGCGATCAACTGGAATAATGTAGGTCCAAAGATAACTTATTTTGTAAATGCATTTACACGGACGTTCAATAGTCTTGTAGATCACATAGATTGGGATTTGATGGGACGTACTGTAGGTGCAGGTATTAATACAATTGTTAACACTCTTAATCTTCTGATCGAGGGAATTGACTGGAAGAACTTGGGGTCAAAAATTGGTGTTGGAATCAATGGTATGTTCAATGAGGTTGACTGGTCTAATGTAGGACGGTTGTTTGCTAACCGTATCAACATTCCGTTTCAGATGCTCGCAGGTGCAGTAAATACCCTTAAATGGGATACAATTGGTAAATCTATTGGGCAGGGATTAAACGGTGCGATAGCACAGTTAGATGTTAATTCGATTGGTACAAGTTTGTCTGGTTTAGCATTAGGAATCCTTACAATATTAGATAATGCACTTACAACAACGGACTGGTCACAGTTAGGAACAAAATTATCAGCGTTATTAATATCCATCGACTGGGTTGGAATATTTGTCAACGCAATTTCGGTTGCAGGAAAAGCGATAACGGCATTAACACAACTTGGTGTGTCATTTATGGATAATTTAGCAAAAGGTATCACAAATGGTACACAGCAGTTTATCAGTAAAGGATTATCAGCACTGACCAATTTTACTGCAAACTTAAGAACCAATGCAGGAAAATTAGTAGATTCTGGTCTCCATCTTATGTTAAATCTTGCTAAAGGTATAGCTAATGCCATGCCAGATATCATCAAAAATGTTCCCGAAATCGTGATTAACATTGCAGGTGTAATCAATGATAATGCACCTAAAATTTTAGTCGCAGGTGTGAAACTTATTGCGATATTGATTAAAGGATTGATTCAGTCAATTCCTACACTTATTGCAAGTATTCCAAAAATTATCATGGCAATCGTTAGTGTGTTTGCAGCCTATGATTGGTTGTCACTTGGTAAAAGTCTTATTGTGGGCATTAAGAACGGTATCATGGGTGCAAAATCTAATGCAGTCAATGCAATAAAAAACGTATATAGCAGCCTTGTAAATGGTATAAAAAATTTGCCTAGCAAATTAAAAGAAATAGGTACTAATGGTGTCAAAAATGTTGGAAGTGGTATCACTGGTAAATTATCAACAGTAAAGACAGCCGCAAGGAAAATTATTACATATGCAGTCAATGGAATTAAAGGCTTACCTAGTAGTTTAGCTACTAAAGCAAAAAATGCAGTAGTGAAAATGAAAGATAAGTTTACAAAAGTGAACTGGTTAAGTGTTGGAAAGAACATTGTAAAAGGTATAGCAAAAGGTATTGGAGATTTTGCATGGATTTTGGTTGATAAAATGACAAGTCTTGCAAGAAAAGCGTTTGATTCAGTAACGAGTTTCTTTGGAATCCATTCTCCATCAAGATTAATGCGAGATAAGGTTGGAAAGATGCTACCTGCTGGTATTAGTGTTGGTCTGGAAAGAGCATTCCCAGATACAATAAAAACCTTTATGAATCAGTCTAAAGAGTTGGCAAGTGTACCATTTAAAACACCGGAGATTGCAACTGGTAAGATTATACCTGCGAAAGCATCCGCAGTGATCGCACAGAAACAGAGTGATACAAACAGCAATAATAATGACGTAATTAACTTGCTTGAACAGCTATTAGCAGTTATGAAAGATTTAGAATCAGACAATAACGGTAACAATGGTGGAGATTATCACTTTACCGCACAAATCAATCGCAGAACGTTATTTGATGAATTTATCGAAGAAGCGAAACTAAGACAAATGAGTAACGGTAGAAACCCATTCAGCCTTGCGTAGAAAGGAGTAGATATGGCACAAGATTATATAAAAATAAACGGTGTGAAAATATGGCAACCAGATTGTGACATAGCTGTAGCACTCGAAACCACGTATACGCAAGGTCCAACAAGGGCACAGTCTGGAAAAGGGAAATTTACACCGATGTTTACGGTAGAGCGTTTCCCATATACAGCTACGGATATTCCAATGTCAGAAGCTTCAAAAATCCTGCAAATGGTAGCAAAAGGAAAACCTTTTGATTTGCATTATTTTTCCGTGTACCACAATGAATGGAGAACTGCAAAGTTTTATGTAGGACAGGTATCGGACATAAAAATACAAACATTGGAGAAAAACAAAGAGAAATTATCTAGTTTTTCGTTTAATGCACAGGGGGTTAACCCGATATGATAAATGTAAGTAATGAGTTTAAAACTTTAATGTCAGAACGACAGGATTTTAAAGAGTATGCAGAAGTTACACTTGCAAATGGCACAGTTTTAGAACTGACAGAGGATGATTTTTCAATAGATAACAATAGTCTGGTTGATTCTGCGGGGGAAAATTCCATTCCTTTAGGAGTTGCCCTTAGCAGAAACGTACAGTTAGAAATCATGAACGACGATGATCACTTATCTGATTATGATTTCTTTGGAGCAAAAATCAGACTATATCTGACGTTTGAATTATCATCTACAACAGAAAAAATTGAATATGGTACATTTACAGTCACACAACCAGAAAACTACGGCAATGTAGTAACAATCGTGGGATATGATGATATGTACAAGTCTGATAAAGCATATAGTACATCATTGACGTTCCCTGCAACAGCAAAGAATGTGCTGATAGATGCTTGTACTACTTGCGGTATTTTAATTGGAGACAGTAACTTTTTACATAATGATTTTCAGATTCCGTCTATGCCATCGGATGAATACACATTTAGACAGATCATTGGATTTATCTCTATGATTGCCTGTGGAAATGCAAGAATTGACCGCACAGGACATCTACAGATAATTACATATGATTTTGACTACAGTACTAATATTCACGATATCGAAGCTTATGATTCTTTAACAAGTGATACAAACGATGTGCAGGTAACAGGTGTACAAATGACAAAGACTGTCACTAAGACAATAACCAATGAAGATGGTAACGAAAATGAAGAAGATGTGGAAGAATTAGTCAAATACGGTTCAGATGGCTACGTTTTAGAAATAGAGAATCCGTTAGTTGCAGGTCATGAAGAGACATTAGTTTCTTGGATTTATGAAAGATTCAAGGATGTAACGTTTCGTGGATTTACGATGGATTATATTTCTTATCCAATTGCAGAGTTTGGAGACAAGATAAAGATTACAGACTGGAAAGGGAAAAGTTTCTATTCAGTATTAACAGATGTAAACTTTGTATTCTTTGGGTATACAACACTACAAAACAGTGCAGAATCTCCAATGAGAAATCAAAGCAATTACACATCAAGTGATCAGAAAGCAATCATTAAAAGCAAAGAATTTGCCGAACGAGAAAAAAGCAACCGTCAAAATGCTTTAGGTAAGATGCAAGAAGCATTAAAAAATAGTAATGGAATGTATTCAACACAGGAAGTGCTATTGGATGGCTCAACAATATATTACCTGCATGATAAACCGACAATGAAAGAATCAAAGAATGTTATCAAATTGACAGCAGAGGTTATTGGTTTTTCTATTGACGGTGGTAAAACATATCCTTATGGATTTACGATTACTGGGGAAATGGTAGCAAGGTTGCTTTATGCAGAGGGAATCAACGCAGATTATATCATTACTGGTGCATTAACAGTCAAAGATAAGTCTGGAAACATTATCTTTTATGCAGATATGGAGACTGGTACTGTAAAGATTTCTGGGGATAACGTCACAATCGGTGGTAAATCAGCACCAGAAGCAATCAGTGATGCAGTGAAAGAATCTAAAAACTATGCCGATGGTAAGGTATCAGATTTTGCAGAAACAGTTACAAAAAGTGTAGCTGATCTACAGAACCAGATAGACGGACAGATTGAGACGTTCTACTACGACTACGAACCAAAGCTAAACAATATCCCTGCCTCTGACTGGACAACAGAAGATGATAAAAAGAAGCATGAGGGAGACTTGTTCTATTGGAAATCTAAGGGATATGCCTACAGATTTTTCAAAGACGGAGACACATGGAAATGGCAGTTAGTACAAGATACTGACGTTACAAAAGCATTACAGACAGCATCTTTTGCACAGTCTACGGCAGATAGTAAATGCCGTGTATTTGTAGTACAGCCTACACCGCCTTATGGTACTGGGGATATGTGGAATCAAGGGAAGAACGGAGACATCCTTACTTGCGTTGTGGCAAGGGGAGAGGGTGCAAGTTTCGTAGAATCCGACTGGCAGAAGCTTAATAAATATACGGACGATGAAACAGCAAAACAAGCACTGTCAGAAGCAAGAAAATCTCGTGCTATGCTTATCAATCTGGACAACGATTACCAAGCAATCACGACAGATTATAAGGGAGAGTACACAACGTTTCCAGAGTGCCACACGACAGCACAGGTTTTATACGGTCATACCGATATATCTAACGACTGTACTTATAACGTGCAGAAGTCAAGCGGTGTCGTAGGTGCTTGGAATGGTTCAACACACACTTATACTGTAATAGGATTAACAACAGATGTTGGATGGGTAGATATTACAGCTAATTACCTTAATACATATTCTGTCACAAAACGATTTGATATTGCTAAATTAAAGGGTGGTATCCCCGGAGAAACAGGTGCAACAGGACCACAAGGCGATCAAGGAAGTGCAGGAAGAACCTACTTTATGGAACCATCCACAGGAATCATCAAACGATCAGCGGACAGCTCAATGGTGCCGAACTATATTACACTGTCTGGTTATTATCGTGATGGTACAGCAACAGCAAGAACAGCATATAAATGCCGATTTAAGATTGAGGAAACGATTGACGGAGACACATATAAAACTGTCTATACTTCATCCGCAGATGAAACATCAATCACTCACAGCCTATATGGTGCTCTTGCAACAACGAATGGCGGAGCGATTCAAGCAGCAAGCAATAAAGCAATCGGTATTCCTCGTGATGTAGCAGCACTTAGATGTACGATGTATGCGGCAGGTGGATTTACAGAGGTTCTTGACATTGAGACAATTCCTGTTGCAATAGATGTTGATGCGTTGACACATGAAGAAATCTTTAATCTTCTAACCAATGACGGAGCATGGCAAGGTATTTATCGTGGGTCTGACGGAAAACTGTATATCAACTTTACATATTCAAGAGGTGGAGTATTAAACCTTGGAGGTAAAAACGAAACTTATGGAAACGGGGAGCTGCATGTTTACAATATGTGGGATCAAGAAATTGTGACGGTAGACACTGGAGGAATTTTGGTGTCGAATTATTTCCTATCAGACGATAAAACTCCACAATCATATATATGCTTGCTGCCAGAATTATTCAATGATGGAATGTACGTTTCTAAAAATAAGGACGGGACAGGAAAAGCTTCAATAGTAAGACACGATCGTATAAAAGTTAAAAATTCAGAAAATAGTGTTGGTACGCCATTTGACAAGGAATCAACAGAGACAACTATAGATTATGAAAGCATATTAATATCTCACGGATTAAACAGTACAGAAAAAGGTCACTTTTCTGTAAGTATAGGAGAAAGAAAAGAACTTTTTGTTTCTGACTTGGATTCATCATTTTATGGAAATGTAAATATTTCTGATGGAAATGTAGATATTTCTGGTGGAAATTTGACTGTTCATAAAGATTTTATGTGCACAGGGACGAAAAAGAGAATAGTTGATACTGAAAATTACGATATTCGTTCACAGTATTGCTATGAGACAGCAACTCCAATGTTTGGAGATATTGGAACGGCACAAACCGATGAAACTGGAGAATGTTATATAAGCATTGATGATATATTTGCAGAAACGGTAAACACTGGTATTGAGTACCAAGTATTCTTGCAGAAAGAGGGACAAGGCGATTTATGGGTAGAAGAAAAAACACCTACTTATTTTACTGTAAAAGGTACTGAAAATCTCAAATTCTCATGGGAAATTAAAGCAATTCAAAGAGATTACGAATTTGAAAGGCTAGAAGAATACCAAGATGAAAATAAAGAAGTTGCGATAGATTATGAGAAAGAATATATTGACGAAATCAATTCTTTAATTAAAGAACAGGAGGAAATGTTAAATGAAACAACTTAGCAGTTTTATGGTATTAAACATTGACGGTGGAGACAGAGTGACTTATACATACAACGAGATTAACGATAGCACAGGAGAGCCAATCAGCCGAAATAATAAGGGCAATTTTTACGTTGTTGACGATGAACTGAGGGAACATATTAAAGCTATTAGAGACTTTATCAAAGATAATAAACTGAATGATTAAGGAGTGATATTATGGCGGTTAATGTACCTCTTATATTAATTAATGATTTGCCAGAACAGGAAATTCCCACGGATGATGTATATTTAATCATCGGTGGGAATGATGCAAAAAAAGTAAAGGTTTCAAATCTTTCAGAGTATTTGAAAAAGAGACTTCAAATTGAAGATATAACAACAAATGTTGGGAATTTGTCAACAAATGTTGGGAATTTGTCAACAAATGTAGAAAATTTGTCCGAAAATATAGACAAAAAGCAAGACATTATAGAGGACACAGGATGGATTGAGTGTAAATACGGAAATGGCATCGTTCCATACACAAGTAATTCAAACGCAAGAGTACGGAAAATTGGAAATATTGTATTTTTGCAGGGAACGTTAAAAAATAATACGGCATGGTCTACACACGATAGTATTTTAACGTTTGATAAAAAATTTGCACCATCACAGGAAAGTCGTTTTCTATGTCAAGGAAGTGGACTTAACAGGTTTTTACTTACTGTCAGAACGACAGGGATATGTAAAGTTGAAAGATATGGAACAAATCAATCACAAGGCATAACTATTAAAACAGGTGCGTGGCTTAACGTATTTGCTACATGGGTAACAGGGTAATAGGGTTTATATGATGAAAACAATTACAATAAATGATTTGGAAACATAATAACATATTTTTACATATAGTGAAAGGAGAAACTATGAATCTTAAATTACGTTTCAAGAATAAAGCAACATTAGTAGCATTGGCTTCTGCCTTAATTGCATTCATCTACCAGATTCTTGGAATCTTAGGTATCACAGCACCAATAGCACAGGATGCAGTATCACAGCTTGTAGGTATCATCCTTAATATCTTAGTGGCTGTCGGGGTGTTGGTGGACCCAACAACAAAGGGAATCGGGGATAGTGTTAATGCAATGTCTTATGAAGAATTAGGACAGGCAGTAGACCCAGACTATCAAGGACCTGCGGACTTAACAGAAGAACCTATCAACATTACCCACAAAGAGGAAGTGTAAAATGAAATTTATTAACAAATTTGCCGATGAGTCAAATTATGGTGGCAAAAGAAAATTAAGTGATATTAAATTTATTGTGGTGCATTTCACAGGGAATAAAGGGGATACAGCTTTGAATAACTGCAAATATTTCCAAGGAGAAAGCAGACACGCATCTGCCCACTGTTTTATTGATGGTAGTGGAGTAGTATATAAGTCTGTATCTCTTAAGAGGGTAGCATGGGCAGTAGGTGGATGCTACACTTTAAAAAATGGTGCAGGTAGCAAATACAAAGTTGCTACAAATGCAAACACCTTAAGCATTGAAATGTGCAATTGTGTTGGTGGTGTACCTGCGGACGTATACAACGATCTCGTGTGGTTGGTTACATACTACATGAAGAAGTACAACATTGATGCAGACCACGTTATTCGCCACTGGGATGTAAATGGCAAAGATTGTCCAGACCCATGGATTGGAAAGAATAATAAATGGTGGAAGAAGTTCAAGGCTGACATTGCAGGAACAACAGTGAAAGAAGCAAAGAAAGCAAAAGTCTATGGAACAGTTATCACGAAACATGACCCGTTGATTATGAGAAAGAGTGCGAATACAAAATCCGATATTGTTTGCAGAATCCCTAAGAGTGCAACGGTAGAGATTGTCAAAAAAGGAAGTGCATGGCATAAAGTTAAATATAACGGTAAGACAGGGTACTGTTCAGCAACTTACATAAAATTTTAA